TTTAAGCGATAATTAAAATAAAGAGAAAATGCCATAACAGATACAAAAATAACAGAACAGTTAATCCAAGTTACAGTTATAAAATTCATATCTACTCCACCATTTTCGCTGTCTTCTTATTCAATGCTTCAAAATTATTATCATAAGACTTCAAGATTTTTTTTATCTGAAAAATTACGACAAATATCAAGACGAATATTATTGCCACTAAAGCAAATAAAATTGAAATTAAAATTGTTTCGTTCATATCTTTATTATATCACAAAAAGATTTAAAGTTTCGATAAATCAAATGATTCTTCTGTTTTTAAAGAAGATAAAGAAATAGATTGCAATATAGTCCATTGATCATCTTCAAGATAACCATATGTTTTTTCTTTAGAATTCCAAAATGTATTATGAAATTCTTGTTCTTTTTCATTTCGAAAACCTTCTGAAGGAAATTCATAATCTTCTGGTATATTTTCTAGTTCATCTTCACTTAAGTAATCTAAATAATCAACTTCAGAAAAATAATCTGTGTTAACTAATACTTCTTGATTTTTTTGATACTTTTCTGGAATTAAATCATGCCATAAAAGGTATAATCTTCCTTTTCTTTCCATTGCAGCACATAGACTTTTTGCATCAATTCCTAAATTATCAATGAAATTGTGGATTGTAGTGTCAAAATCTTCATCCCATAAAATGAGAACATTTTTATGTATTGACATTCCCTTACAATCCTGGAAAATATCAATTTTGAATAAATCAGCTAAAGTAAACATAACTAGCACTTTCTATATAGGAGTTGTTACATTATATCAAATAACAAGAAATAAGCTTAGGAGAGGAATCGAACCCCCAACGACCTCATTACAAGTGAGACATTCTACCATTGAATTACCTAAGCAAAATTCTCCGGTAAAGATTCGAACTTCAACTAAAGGCACCAAAAACCTCTGTGCTACCGTTACACCACCAGAGAACATCAAAATTATTATACCACCAAAATAGCCTGTAGGAGGATTGAACTCCTGGTCTTCTCCGTGAAAGGGAGACATCTTAACCACTCGACTAACAGGCCATTACAAAGATTATACCTTATATTGAAGGTTTTTGAAGCTTACCAAATTTTATTTTTTCCCAGTCACCCCTGCCAGGTTTTTGTATTTCGTAAAATTTGCACCATTTATTTACAGCATTATCGCTTACACCATACATCTCACCTATTTTTACACAAGACATTTCCCAAACAAGTTTTTCTAAAGTTTCTTTATCAGGTCTTTTTATTGTCTTTACAACAGGCTCATAATTTACAAGTGGCATTGTTTCTGGAATATAAGTTTGTCTGATTTTATTTTGCAGAACAACGTATTCGTCTATTTCAATCAATCCAGCGTGTATTTCAGAATGACAATTTGAACAAACTATAATACATTTATTTAGTTCAATTTTCAAAACTTCAAATGGTTTAGTCAAATTGCTTGAAAAACCAAATTCTTTCTCATGAGGCTCTATATGATGAAAACTTAATGCGCTGATGCATTTATCATAATTGCAAACGATACATTTACCTCCCATATATTCAACTGCTTTGATTTTTTTGTTTTTTCTTGAATTGCTTGTGCGACATACATTACAAATGTTTTTATGTTGTTGATGTCCCCCAGGGTATTCTTTCTCACAAACCCGGCAGGTATTCATAACGGGCTTTTCTGGTGTTGTTTGGGTTTGCTTCAAATTATGTTGTTTGAAAGGTGAACAATCAAAACAATACAATCGATTTTTAGTCAAAATCAACTTGCCTTCTAAGTAAACTCGGGTAGGTATGGTGTTTTCGCATTTTTTGCACTTTTTCATATTAACTCTCTTTGGTAGTATTTTTTATTGTACTGCCATTCTATGTTCGTTTCTAATGCATTATACCCTATGACAAAGAAAATCCCCATACTTTTGTAAGGGGATTTTTCACTCCAACTGCTGGGATCGAACCAGCGACCGATCGGTTACTTACTACTATAGTTTTCACTACCAGATTAATCTGTTTGTAGTCTGGACTATACCATCATCCTTAGCATAACCTAGTAGGATGTCGTCATTATAGTCTCTGCACCTTCCCTTACGGGCTTGGCTCAGTGTTGACATATCTTTCGACTTAGTTTTCACTGAATTTCGACAATTTTCTATATTAAATTACTCTAATAAGCTGCTATCTGTTCACAGCCGATTGCTCTTCCGCTGAGCTAAGTTGGACCATCAAAACTATTATACCTTAAAATTAATCGCAAGCAACTTTTAGGATAATAATTGTTGACACTACTACGATTAGTCCGAATATAAAATCTACGAGTTTACGCTGTTGTATCATTCTTGCTATCAGAATATCTATCAAAACGATTTGAGAGAATCATAAATGTAGGAGCCCAAAGTCCGACAAAGATTCCAAATCTTTCACCGTGTGCTTGTGCTTCCATCGATTTTCCGCCAGTGAAGTACCAGATTGCGATTGATCCAGCAATTGATGCGAAGCCTAGTACTAAACATACTAAGCTGAGATTTTTAAATTGATTTGCGTTCATATTTCTATCATACCACAATAAATATTTATCTGCTCATCATTCTTTCTATAGCTGAATCTTTTTTTGTCCTAGTCTTATTCATTCCCCAGTTTTTTATTTGGAATTTTGGATCTTTTTTATCTATTATTATTGGGACAGTATTTTTGTGTGCATTTTCAGTTAAGACTTTTGAAGTATAGTTAAGGGAAAAAATCATTGCTACTATTGTTGCAATGATTGTGATTATTCCTATTAACATATCTTGTTTATTTTTCATTTGTTCTTGAAACTGAAAAAACTTGATATAAGTTCGTTTAATTGATTGTGTTCAAATTCTTCTGCGTACAAGAAGCAAAATAAAGAAAAATTGTTTATCATTTACTCATCATCCTTTCTATAGCTATTTCTTTTTTAGTTTTTGGTTGATAATAATTTTTTTTAGAAAAATCTTGCATCATATGAATTGCGGCTGTGCATACTTGTTGTTGATTTTGGTATTTTCTTTCGAGTTCTTTTTGATCAACTTGTTCTGCTGGCTTCAATGCATATCCAATACTACCACTCACAACTACCAACATTAGATAAAAAACAATTTTTTCCAAATTTAGTTTCATAATATCCTCCTATAAATAAAAAAACCCTATCCTCTTTTGGATAGGGCTTCAATGCACTATATATAGTACCGTATTTTTGGCGTCTTTACCTAACTACTTTGTTAAGAAAACTTGAAGAATTCCTAATGCTAATAAGACGACTACTGCAATTTTGATAGCGGTAGATGCTGTTTTGTTGTTTTCCCATTCAAATTTCATATCGTAAATCCTTTTCCAGTAAGTTGTGTATATCTTGCAATTGACATTTCATAATATTCAGGATCAATTTCGCATCCTTTAAAATTTCTTCCAGTATTTTCGCAGGCTATCATAGTGGATCCAGCGCCATTAAATAAGTCGAGTACTGTTTCTCCTGGATTGGTATATGCAAGAATAAATCTTTCTAAAATACTAATAGGTTTTTGTGTAGGATGCCAATTGCAGTATTCTTTGCTTGTAGTGTGATTGTTCTTTTCCCAGACACAAGTTGGAATGGTACCTTGTTCGTATTCTTTTCCTGTTCTGATATTGACTTTTTGTTTTCTTTCTGTTCTTACGCTATCTGCATTAAAAGTAAAAGTTTTTTCTTTAGAGTAACACCAAATATATTCGTGTTTTCTAGCAAAGTTTGTTTTACTTCTTCCGCCCCAATTGTAGGACCAAATTACTTCCGGCTGTTGATAAAAGTTAGGAAGTTTATCTAATATTTCTAATCTATATCGTAAGAATGTATTGTATTTCAAGGTTCCAAATACGCACATCATCTTATTAGGTTTGAGTACTCTTGCGCATTCTTTGGACCACTCTTTACACCAATCTAAATAAGTATCATCTGAACTCCATTGCTTATCCCATCCTTTACCACCATCAAAACCAATAAAGTAAGGTGGGTCTGT